ATCAATATTTTCTGCCACTGTCTCCACGTCATCTATATTGGTCGTCACTACCAATACAGAAGCAACCGATAACGTAGTCTCCGCGACCCCTGTCGTGCTGTTGAAAGTTAAAAAACAGCCTTTCCTGGTTGCGGCTGCAGGCAACGTCAGCGCGTCCTCGCCAGAAGGGACTTTGATCGCCGAATCAGTCAGCGACTCAACCTCCTCAAACCCTACCGACACCTCATCAAACGCGGCGTTGATATCTTCGGCCCTGGCAATATCAAGCTTGACAAACCGTGTCTGGCTCACCACCCAATCAAAAAAACTGTTTGCCATGATTTACGTTCCTTGTTGATTTTGTAAACCGCACCATTTACGGATGCGATAATTCACCTGACCATTCCGTTGATACTGTAATGAATCAACACGCCCTGCAAAACAAATGATGGATCAACCGCGCTTTCGTGCCATATTAGTAAGCCCATATTTCGTCCCGACCCTGACAAGTCGGCCTCGCCCTGAGCTTGAAACGGCATGGAAAACCTGCACTCATTGAACTTACTTATATTCAGAATGCCGCCCTCTCCCAATGCTATCATCGTCTGATTGATACTTGACGGATATTCTCCGCCTGAATAGTCAAATACCTGCTTGAACGATATTTCCACCGTTTCCGATGCCGTCATCTCAACCATAACCTTGCGAAATCGTTTATGATTGGATGGGGACTTGAAATGATTGAACGGAAGCATCAGAGCGGAAACGATTGCCTCGCCGTCAAAACTTGATCCCACCCCGTCACGCATGACATAGCCGTCATCAGTACCGAAAAAGATTACCCCTTCGCCGTTTGATAGCAGCCCTCCTGTCACACACGAAACAGTCCGGTTATAATCAAGCAGGGAGAAGGCGCAGTCATTTGGAGTAACTGCGGCGTTAGGCGTAATGATAGTGCCAACCAGCACCACCCCGTCATTACAGTAAAGTCTGTACTGCTGGCTTTCGACTTGCGGCGCAGCACCAACAATCTTGGTGCTGATACTTGCATAGACCCGAGAGATGTCACGGGAGAATGTTGAGGCTTCATATCCACCATATGCCTGCATTGCTTGGAGCGACTTTATCCCCGACATATTTGCGATAATGCCAATCCCTGCAACCTCTATGGCCGTGTTTTCCAACGCCCCTGATGTCGTCGCAAGTATGTCCATGGCCCAGTCAATCTGGCTCGTTCCTGATAGCAGTGAAATATCGGACGCGCCAAACACTGCTAAAACATCCCCCTTCAATGGAAGAAGTCCAGTTATCTCATAGCCCATCCCAAACAAGGCCGCTGTAGTTGTGAAAAGGAAAGGGTCGCCAATGTCTGATGTNTTNAGCTGCCCCAACGGAAACTTCAAAAACAGATGATCCTTAAAGTTGAGCAAGCTGGTCGGCTTGTCTTCAAAGTCTGTCCTGCCAACAGTCCATGCTGAGATTGTCCCTGATCCGCCCGTGGTTGTCACGNCGACACTTACCGTCTTTGTTGCTGATGTCCATGTGAGCACCTTGCCAGCCATGAAATTAGCGGCGTTTGTGTCATCCCAGGCGGTTATCTCTTCATCGACTTCGTAGTCCCTGTCAGCCTCGGTTAAAACAAAATCTTTTGTGCCTGTCCCTATCGTGACGCTGCTCGTGCTGGTCGCCACCGTGTCCCATACTCCGCGAATCCGGCTCACAGCTGTCCCGTCATAGGCGATAGGGTCATTCTTCCCGTCGCAGCCGAACAATGTCAATGTCTTGGCCGATCCAGTAAAGTTGCTTACGTCGAATTTCCATGCGCCGCCCGGAATTAACCCACCTTTCAGCAGTGTCCAGCCGGAAGACGATCCTTTGTAAATAGCTGATGTCTGGCCATCGGTCGCGTTTCTGACCGCGTACACAACTCCGAGATATACTCCAATCCCAAGGATTGAGCCGGAACCGGGGACTGTTGTAATCTGATCCCTGGTATATGTTACAGCGGCCAAATAGCTGGCAGCATAGTTCTCGTCGCCCATGGTTCCAAGCTCGTTCGTACCGCTGGCTTTTGCCCTGGATATAGAACTCACAAGGATGTCTTCGCCGGAAACGAAGCTCCCCGACACGTTAGTCAGCACAAGGAAGCCGACGCCATTATTGTCCCATGCCCCTGATAATAGCGTCACGCTGGCGACATCCGCCATGGCTGTCGCACCTGCCACCTGTTCGCCGGTCACGATCTCGGCGGTGCTATGGTCNAAATAAAGAATATAATAGACTGCCTGGTGCGGTTGTGGCTGCCCGTCGTATCGCTCATGCCCGCTTATTCGGTGATATCCCTGCCGACCAAACTTTTCCTCAAAGTTAAAGCCATACAGCATTCTGCCATTTGGGATAGTCAACGCAGTGTGAAGATTNTCCAAACCTCCAGTCAGCGGCGTATAATCAATCTTGGTGCGAATGTTGATCACCGGAAGATGTGCACGCTTCTGTTGACGGATAACCCTCATTGCGGAATCACCACCATATCGGCACCAGTCATGCGCCTGGCCTTCTGGTCAGGTAGATACTTTGCTTCCAATTTATCCAATAGATCGTCATACTCCACCTGATACGACGCGATCAACTCAACCGCACCATGGTCAATCGCATAAAGAAGTACAGCCCTTGATAAAATGATCCGCTCAAACTCCTCCGGTATATACGAGGTGTCGCTGTTATCAATCAGNTTCTTGGGCNTGCGCCAATAATCTGCTGATAACGAGTATGCGGCATCAGGGGTCGGGGTAAGAGTTAAATTGTGGTCAAATTTTATGGTCACATATGTTGGTTTGTTGGAAGTCTGTGGGCCGTTGCGAAGCGTATCGCGCCATTGCTGATATGATACGGGCACCAGATTGTACCATGTCGAAAGGGTCTGGTTGACAACGAATGAGTCCTCATCCCATACGCCTATATCGTCAGGCGCGAGAACAAGATTGCTGTCAATAGTGGTTGTGGCTGACCAGTCATCCACGTGCATAAACTCCCAGTTAAGCCATCTGCCCTCAATCTCAAGGGTTGAGTATTGCACCCACTTGACTATTTTTTCCAGGATTCCCGACTGACCACCAACATCGGCTGGCCCTGTGCCCGCAACACCGCATTCGCGTCTTGTATCCTGGCACATCTGGAGGAATGTGGACTTAGCCATCTATTTTGTCCTCATTGCCGTCGAAATCATACCCATCCTGGGTGTAATAAACAGTCGGCGATCCGATTACCTGCCCGAACGGTCGAGACCGGTCAAGCTTTGTCGGGGCTGAAACAAGATCGGGAATATCCAGTACTGTTTTTACGCGAGCCGGCGATAGCGTGACAATTGCCTGCTCTTTGCCGGTATATCGCTGGCCTTTTTCTTCCATCATCTTTTTCAGTTCCGACCAGTGGCGCTCTCTTAAATCGTCCATTCCATCACCCTTAAAGAAATGACGGAAGAGGTTCTGCCTCTTCCGTCATTGACTTATTTAGTCTTGAATGTGCCGTGATCCGTTTTTATGGTTTCCTTCTGGATCGGTGACTGGCGGGCCTGAGACTCGCCACCCTTGTTGATGACTATCTTCTCACGGTCGAGAATACCCAAATCATCACAGACTTCTTTCTTTTTATCTTCCATGTCATCCTCCTTTATGCCCATGCAATTACTACATCGTAGGTAAGCGACCCAGTGGGCGAGCCACCGGCATTGGCCACCGTGGTCAAAAGCACCTCTGTATCGGTATCAATCGTTACATTCTCCATAGAAGACGTACCGGGGACGTCTGTCAACGTCTGGGCATCATTGATAACGGCAGCGGCGGGCGTGAATGTTGCAAACTTGGCAGTGTCGCCACTAACTCCTACACGCAATGCCGTAGGGGTGGTGCCAAGGACATGATTGGCGGTGTGGCAACGGGCCACGATGTCAATCAAAAAACCTCGGGTACCCTTCGGGCCACGGAGTTTATAGGTTGCAGCAGCCGCGGTTGTAAGAACCGACTGGCTGTAGGTAATATAAATCGGGTTCGAAAAACTCATTATAGTCTCCTTTTATAGTCTTATTTTTACAGGCTGCCCCAACGGAGGATACGAGCCTGATCCGCAGCGGTATGAACAAGTGCAAATCCCTCCAGCGCGTACCACGCTACCCCGCGATCACGGCCATAACCACCAGGAATCTTCCCACGTATTTCCGGCGGAATCACAATAGCTTCAATCACGGTGTCCTCTCCAAAGAAGAAGCAATCGTCGCGGAGGGTGCTGTTTTGCGCCGCAATAGCGGTTTGCTCAAAGAACCGAATCCCTTCATACGACCGGCCCACCTCGCCGTTCAGGATCATGCGGAACCCCTCGTTGGTATATGCATGTACCTCTTCCAGCGAGTCTTTCAGGCCCCGAAACATGGCCGGTCTGCCAATGCAACGATAGTTTCCATCAGAATATACAGGGATGTTCCGTTCCTTCATCGTATCGCTGATCAGCTTCACATGCTCGTTGTTCAACGCCGCCGTGGTCGTCGAGCCAGGCGTGCCGTTGGTCGTAAGGGTTATTGCCGTGGTGCTACTGCCAGAAGAAGGCTGTACGACCAACGGAGTCAAAGCAAACTGATTATAGGCTTCGGTCTCAAAAGCCATGCTGGCGTCGTTTTTTAACGCCTTGTTGATGACCTGCTTGACTGGATGCTCGCTGAGATCATCCAGCTTCCCCGAATACGGGACAGAATTGCCAAACTCGACAACTGTTCCAGTCCCCTGGGTAATTGTAAAGCTGGTTTCTGGCATCATCTGGTTCTCTGCCAGTCGCCCGCCCTGTGTAGCTACATTAGAGTACACATTCCAATGAAAGGTATCTCCTGCATGTAACCCTTTACTTGTAAAGTCATCAGCATCACAGTGTTGCTGATATCTCGCCTGTGGTTGCAACGCATTTCGCAACACCGCAGACAAGGAGTCCGAGTACATATACCCGCCCTCGTTGTTGATTCCCCACACTTGACCTGCCATTTTTAAGTCTCCTTATATTATGCATCCAGTCCGCGCGATCTCCGCAGCGACTGGATATATTCGTTGTTTGTTTGCGGTTTCGGGGCGGGTTTCGTAGTAGCCTTAACTGATCCGCCTTTCAACACATCGATCTTCCTTTTCTCGGCCATTTTATCGTAAGAACCTTTCGTCACTTTTGATACCCACTCTTTCACGTCCTTGGCCGCCTCGTCGATGATTTTAGCAGGCTCCCAATTAGGATTCGCCTTGTGAATCTCGCCGGTTTTCGCGTCCACCATCTGCAATAGATTGGGGTCTCTGGTAATTATACTGTCCTCAGACAAAAATGCTCGTACTGCATCGTCTCGCAACTGCGCGAAACGTTGAGCGACCTCGGCATGATGCTCTGCCATAATCTCTTGCCGCGCCCGTCGTACTGCTTCTGCCGCGATCATCTCTCTATCCGCAGGGGTGGCTTTATGCGCCGCCTGTAAATCCAGAAATAATTCCTCGGCTCTTTCCATGTCGCCGTCGAAAAAGGCTTCATGGTACTGCTTAGTTAGTGCTTTTGCGTCAATCACCCGCGCTTCCGGTTGGTTCTTCTTGTTGTCCAGGTCTCGCGCCTGCTGCAAAAGGTACTCACGAGCCTGATCCATTCTGATCTGCTCTTCCCTCGCTTTGCGCTCCATCTCCGTTGCCTGGTTCAGCCTTTCTGATGCCGCCGCGTTTTTTTGGTAAGCATCAATACCGCCCGCAGCCTCAACCTTAGACCTGAGTACATACTTCTCTCTACCATTCACCTTGACAACAATCTCTTCGTCTTCCGCGATTACTTCAGATTCAGGTGATAATTCGGCCCTGCGCTCTTCATCATATTTTTTGTAAATGGCAACCCTGGGATCATCGACTACCGCTTCTTCTGGCTGGTCTCCCGACGCAGACTGGTCTCCCGCCGCATCGAGTTTTGAGTCTTCCACCGGCGCGTCATTGTCCGACACCATCACTTTTTCCTCTACATAGACTTCTTCGCTCATAATGACCCCCCTTCACCGTCCTTTCGGATAGGCTACTCGTCCATTTTTATCTGTTCGTGAGCCGCCTTGCCCACATTTATTGCCTCAGCCAGCCAGACCAAAAACATCCTCCCNACATGGATTTGATTCCGTATCTCCCTGTTTTTCCCTTCATCGTCCGGCTGTGCGTCAATCAACAATTCAGTCGCGGCTGCTATCTCTGACGATGCCTTAGCGTGTAAGTATTTGCCAACAGGCGTCCGAAAAAATGCTTCAGCCTCAACCCCCAGCTGCGCTGCTCTCATTAAATCGCTCATCCGACTGCCCCCGGCACTATGTTGTAATCGTCNCGTGCAAGCACCCCGGACATAGACTTGTTCGCAGGGCTGGCCAGCGTTGCGGCTGCTCGTGTCTTGTTTGCAATCTCTGAAACGACTGCAGCCCTTTCATTCTTCAGCCGCTCAATGTCTATCTGATTCTTCTCTCGATGCAGCGTAGCGTCGATAGTAGATAATTGCGCCTTCAGCTTTTCTATCTCAAATCTTGCCTGATTCCGCAGGTCTTCAATTTCTCTGCGTGACCGGCTACGCTCTTGTTCGACTTGTAAGCGGCCTTGTTGCTCCACCTGCCTTTGCTCAAGTGCTTGCGTGAGCTGCTGTACTTGCTGTTTCAACTGTGTGATTGCGGGGTCTTCCTGGTCTTGGTTGAGTTGCGGGAAGAATCGCTCGGCTCCCTTATAGCCGATTGCACCGAAAATTTCTGTAATGATCTCGCGGCCATCCAACCCCTGTAGGAGCGCAGGGACAAACTGTCCCACTGAGTTGAGGCCCATCACCAGCTTCTCCACCCGCTGCTGTGGGTTGGTCGCGCCAAAGCCAACGCTTATCCGTACTGTCACCATGCCCTGTAACATCTGGTCAGTTACACGATCCACGCCAAACTGCTGTATCCTTGCTTTCCCGCCGGCGATTGCCAGTATGGTTTCATCCGTTTCATACGCCTGCTCCAGCCTGACTATCTGCTTAAGGACTGGCTCGACCCATGAGGATGAAAACAACCGCAACTGATATTCGGCGATTGTATTGGCGTCACCGGCCAATAGATTCATCCCCCCCACCGTCTCGTTTAGCCTTCGATTCGACTGTACCGAGCCGGGCGAAAATGTCCCGGCAATCTCGTCAAAGTCAAGACTGATGCGGTCTTGCTCTTGATAACTGGAGCCTGTAACCTCTGGAGGATTATCCCATCTGATATCTGTATTGATATCATCGACCAGCGTAATTGACCCTGGCACATTACGGGTGAGCGACCGATAGTCTACGTTGGCGGTACGTTTAGCAAAATACCGTTTATTTAACGCCAGAGCCACGTTATCCCGCCGCTGGTTAGCTATATCGTTTGCATCTTCCTGCAGCGGCGCAATCAGCTCAGTTAGGCCGCACGGAATATGCTTGTGAGTCTCAAGGATGCAGCTCCCCATCACATACGGCCGCTCGCCTTTGCGTAAATGGATGTACGCCTCGTTCAATGGCTTTGGGTCAGTCAACCGGTGCCGTGTCCCCAGCGTGTA